AATTGAAAAAGTTCTGCAAAGAGAGGGTGGTTATATCAATCACCCTTCTGACCGTGGTGGACCTACAAATTTCGGAATTACCTTAAAGACCCTTTCCAGGTGGAGAGAGACATCAGTTACTGCGCTAGATGTAGAATCTATAGCTGTTGATGAAGCTCGCGATATCTACCGATCTGAATACTGGAACAAACCTGGATTTGCTCGTTTATCGAATCTTCACCCTTTAATTGTTGAAATGTTATTTGATATGGGTGTTAATCATGGAACAAATTCCGCTGTTCGTATGTTGCAACGAGCAGTAGGTACCAAGGACGATGGAATACTTGGCCCTAAAACTATTGCGTCCATCGCAGAAATGGAGACACGAGAACTAGGGGCTCACCTGATGGCAGAACGTGTTATAGAGTATGGGCGCATTATCACTAAGAACAATACACAAGCTGCATTTGCTCATGGATGGATGAGGCGAGCAGCAGAATTCATTTCTAGATTAGGGAATATCTCATGAATTGGTCAGATGTAGGAGAATGGTTGAAAGAGAATGCTGCACCCGGTGCTGCACTTGTCGGTTCTCTTCTTACTGGGAACGTTCCTGGGGCTGTTGCTGCAGGAGTGGCTATGGTGAGCAGTGCTACTGGTGCTGGAGATCCTGACAAGGTTTTTGCGCAACTACAGACTAATCCAGAAACCCTGCTTCGGCTAAAAGAACTCGCTTACCAGAATGAGGCTAGTATTCGTAACCACATTCAGAGCATGGCGGAACTAGAACTTAAAGACAAGCAAGTAGAACATCACGAAACCCAAGAAACTATTCGTTCAGGCGACAATGCTGAAGATGAATATGTTCGTCATACTCGTCCCATGATCGCTCGTCAAAGCTGGTATGCTACAGCTATTTACGTTATTGGTTTTGAAGGACTCAAGGCTACAGGACTTTTTAGTGTCGGTGCTGTAGCAGAACTCTCAGCATTCTTGCTCGCACCAGCCGCTGCCTATCTCGGATTCCGGAGCTTGGATAAGTGGAGATTAAATAGCAAATCACCTAAGCAACAAACTTAGGTTGTCTATATAATAAATGGTATAATAGAAAAAATTCTTATACGGTAATATTCATGGATAAATTTATTGCTTTGTTGTTTTTGAGCAGGGATCAAGCTCATAAATTCCATCTTCTTTCGAAAAGCTATGCAGAACACAAAGCTCTTGAAGATTTTTATATTGGATTGGTAGAACTTGTAGATGCCATGGTAGAAACTTATCAAGGCAAGCATGGTGTACTTAAAGATATTCCTCGAATGAGTAATGAATCTAAACCTACTGCTTTGGAAACTTTTAAATCCCATACTAAGTGGATTGAAGATAATCGTTATAAGCTGTGTGACAAAAATGACGCAATGTTACAGAGCATGGTTGATCCTATCCTAGCACTGTATTATCGTGCTATCTATAAACTAGAAAACCTTAAGTAATAGGCGTTATATAACATGGCAGTAGATAAGGCACGTTTACTTAGAGCTCTGCAGGCAGACCGCAAGAGTGCAGAACCTTTGAAGAAAACTTGGGACATGAAACGTCTCGAGTATATCTCTCAGTTTGACGGAAGACCTTACGGTAACGAACAAGAAGGCAAGTCCGCTATTGTATCTAAGGATATCAAGAAACAATCTGAATGGCAGCATGCCGGTATTATCGACCCTTTTGTCAGTAGTTCGAATATCGTCAAGTGCCTTCCTATTACTTTTGAAGATGCGGAAGCTGCACGACAGAACGAGCTTCTTCTCAATACTCAATTCTGCAGGAAATTCGATAGGTACAACTTTATGGCCAAAGCCATCAAGGTACTGGATCGAGAAGGTACGGTAGTTATCCAAGCGGGATGGGATTACCAAGATGAGAAAGTCACGACAGAAGTGGAAACCATTGCTGTCAATGAGTTTGGAGAAGAGTACCTTACGACTAAAGAAGTCGAGCAGGTTATGGTCAAGAAGAACCAACCTACAGCCCGTGTATGTCGTAATGAAGATATTTATATTGATCCTACTTGTGAAGATGACATGGACAAGTGCCAATTCATCATCTACCGCTATGAGACTGACATCAGCACTCTACGCAAAGACGGACGTTATAAGAACCTAGATAATGTTTCTAAGTCCCTTGGTGCAGGTACTTATGATTACGACTACCGTCCACAAGATGAAACTCGATTCCAGTTTGAAGATGATCCTCGCAAGAAAATCATTGTATATGAATACTGGGGCAATTATGACGTCAATGAAGACGGCATTGCAGAACCAATTGTATGCTCTTGGGTTAACGATACTATTATTCGTCTTCAAAGCAACCCATACCCAGATGGCAAGCCTCCGTTTATCGTAGTGCCTTTTAATGCCGTGCCTTTCCAGATGTACGGAGAAGCTAATTCTGAACTGATCGGAGATAACCAAAAGATCAAAACAGCCATCTTGCGTGGCATCATTGATAACATGGCCCAATCCAACAATGGACAAATCGGTATTCGTAAAGGAGCTTTGGATCAAGTCAACCGTAAAAAATGGTTACAAGGCAAGAATTTTGAATTCAATGGAACTCCTCAAGACTTCTGGCAGGGTTCTTACAACAGTCTGCCTAACAGTGCATTTGATGTTATCGGACTAATGAATAATGAAATTGAGTCCCTGACAGGTACCAAGAGCTTTAGTGGAGGTATCAATGGGTCTTCCCTAGGTTCCACGGCTACCGCAGCTAGAGGTGCTATGGATGCGACTTCTGTACGACGCATGAACCTAGTGAGGAATATAGCCGAGAACTTGGTTAAACCTATGCTTCGCAAATGGATGTCTTATAACAGCGAGTTCCTCGAAGATGAAGAAGTGGTGCGTATTACCAATGATCAATTTGTCCCTATCCGCAAGGATGATCTGGACGGCAAGATCGACATCGATTTGACCATTGCCACGGCAGAAGATCAAGCAGCCAAGGCGCAAGAACTGAGCTTCCTTCTTCAAACCCTAGGTAACAACATCGATCCAGAGATTACCAAAGAGCTAATGGCTCAGGTACTCGATTTGTCTCGTATGCCGGATCAGGCGGAGAAGATTCGTTCTTATCAGCCGCAACAAGATCCTGTGCAGGAACAACTCAAGCAACTGGAAATTCAACGTCTCCAACTGGAAAACATGAAGCTTCAATCTGAGATTACCCGTAATCAGTCCATTGCTGAAGAAAATGCGGTAGATCAGCGTATGAAGACAGCTCGAGCCATGAAAGACGAAGCTCAGACCCGAGTGCTCCACAGTAAGGCAGATATCGAAGACATGACATTCCTGCAGATGGATGCAGGAGTTGATCATGAACGAGCCCTAGATATGGAAGTTATTCGCCATAAGGCCCGTCTTGATGAAAGGGCTTTTGAGGCCATGCAGAAAGACAAGGATAGGGCACAGTACACAACGAAGCTATAAAAGTAATCGTTGTCATTAAATATTAGAAAACATGTGAGAGGAAAATATGAACGAAGGATTAGCACAACAAGCAACAGAAGTAGGTACAAGTAATGCAGGTCAACAAATGCCGACTATGGAAGAATTGGTTATGTTGCTTATGCAGGGCGTTACTCCCGAAGACCTGGTGGCTGCTGGTGTTCCTGCCAAGATGGTAGAGGAAGCTCTCAGGATGATGCAGAGGCAGGCACAGGTAAAACCACAGGGCATGGGTAATACCGCTATTGGACCTGAAGGTCTTGCTGCATCAGCTATGGTGTAATATGGAGCAGGGACTGGCGCAGACTTATGGTAATGGGGAAGGACAAAATGTCATTCACCATTATGCTGAGATTAAAAAAGAGAAAAAAGGAAAAAAGATGACTCAGGGAAAGTGTAAGAAACCTAAAAACAAATAATTATTGACATTTAATTAGAAGTATTTAAAATAACTATGGGACAGTATAAATTGTCTATTAACTTTAACTTATCAACAATTAAGGAAACTCTGAATGAACACTCCTGCAACTGATAATCAACTGATTGAAATTGAAAACCAGTATTGGTTAAGTATGAAAGAATGCCTCGAACGCCTGGAAGATAACAAAGATTTCCAGAAGCTGGTTCTTGAAGGCTATTTTAAAGATTTTGCGATTAACCAAACCAGTATGCTTGCAACTGATTATGTACGCAAAACAGGTACTCGCCCAGAAATTATGGAACGCTTGATTGCAATTTCCAATCTGCAGGATTACTTCATTACCATCAAAAGCATGGTGACCCCGGAAGATGACGAAGAGTGAGGGGCTGATTGATGAGTGATGCACTATACGACATGAGTGACGAGGAGCTGGAAACAGCTTTTCGTGACGCTAAAATGAATATGGATAGCGGTGAAGAAATTAGCACCGAAGATTTTGAGGCAGTAGTCGATGAGACTGCTGTACCGGGGATGATCTGGAAAACCTTGATAACTCTCAAGATTCCGATCTGACTAGCGGAGAAGATGCGATTGACGAAGCAGGCGAAGAGGCTTCTGATTCTGGGAAAGAAAGTCCTGACGGGGATGCTGACCTAGATGAGGAACAAACTGATGAGCAGGCAGAGAGGATATTGCTGAAACTAAGCAACCAGCACAGAAACTGAAGTATCGTGCTAATGGCAAAGAATATGAATTCTCGCAGGACGAGATCATGCAGCAATTTCCGAAAATCTTTGGTCAAGCCATGGACTATACCCGGAAGATGCAGGCGATCAAGCCTTGGAGAAAGACTATTGATGCTATCGAGCAATCGAAACTGAATCATAACGATGTAAGTCTTATGATTGATGTGCTGAAGGGGGATAAGGCGGCTATTGCCGCTGTACTTAAGCGAACAGGTGTGGACACCCTCGACTTGGACAGCAACGATAACAGCTACGTACCCAAAAGTTATGGTCGAGACGAAGGTACTCTGGCGATCAAAGACGTTGTGGACGAGATCAGTCGAGACCAAGAGTACAGCGTAACTCAAAAGATTCTATCGAACGAATGGGATGACAACTCATGGAGCGAGATGTCAAAGGATCCCCAACTGATCAAGCTGCTTCACATGGATGTCAAGACAGGCATGTACGACAAGGTACAGCCGATTGCTGAAAAAATGAAGCTTTTTGAAGGTGGTCGTCGTTCTGATCTGGATTACTACAAGTCAGCCGCTCAGGAGTACTTCAAAGAGTTGGCCGAGCATGAAAGTAATGCCCAGCAAGTCGAGAAATCGAACAAAAGGGCACAGGAAACCCAGCAGAAAGCTCAGAAAGTCGCAGAGGTAAAGCGACAGGAAGCTCAACGCAAGGCTACTGAACAAGCTTCTGCAAAGCGAAAGGCTGCTGCCCCGACGAAACCGGGTCCCAGTAAGCCTCAAGGGGTAACGGATTATCTAGAGGATTCTGATGAGTCATTCAATGAATGGTACAAGAATCTTAAAGATACTATGTAAAGACATTAATTAAAAAAGGAAACACAAATGGCTACTAATGTTTATGGTAACGGTACCAGTACTGCTACAGGCGGTGCGAATACCATTGTTCATTTCTATGATCGTGCTGGCATCAAAGCTGCCAACGCTGTCAACGTCTATCAACAGTTTGCTTCCCGCAAAGATATGCCGACCAAGATGGGTAAAACCTTCAAAATCAGCAAATTCCTGCATATGTATGACCGTGAGCAATTCGACACCAGCGGTGTTATTACTGCGGATTTTACCAAGTACGGCTACCTGACTGCTCGTTCCCTGGACGAAGTCAACACTGCACTGACTAACGCCTCCCTGGCCGAAGGTGCCGGTGCTGTCAATCAGCGTCTGCTCAAGAAGATCACCGTGGAAACCGCTCTGTCCCGCTACGGCGAGATGATGGAATACACTGATGAAGTCGATCTGTTCTCTGAAGATGCCATCCAGGTTCGCTATCGTGAAGAACTGGGCGTAATGGCTAACCAGCGTTGGGAAGACCTTCTGCAGCTGGATATGCTAGGTACCGGTACTGTCATGTACTCTGGTGTGGCAACTTCTCTGGGTACCATCGGTACTGGCGTAGCTGCTGACGGTTCTACTGACTCTGCTTACAAAGTCAGNTANGACCTCGTGCGTGGTGCTGTTCGCAAGCTTGTTCGCAACCGTGCCAAGAAGAACACTTCCATGGTTTCTGGTGCTACCAAGATTGGTACGACTCCGGTCGCCAAGGCTTACTATGCTGTTATCGGTGCAGATGTCAAAGCGGACCTTGAAATTCTAACCCGTGGTGCAAGCTACGAGAAGGAATTCGTGTTCATTCCGGTTCACAAGTACGCCGATGCTGGTTCCATTGCCGAAGGTGAAGTTGGTGCAATGCATGAAGTTCGTTTCATCGAAGCTGAATCTGCCGTCTCTTATCGTCAGGCCGGTGCTACTGTTCCGACCGGATACGTAGGCAGTCTGCAGTACACTGGTACCATCGGTACAGATGCGAAGTTCGACGTGTTCCCGATCCTCTTCCCGACTGAAGGTGCTTTTGCTACCGTAGGTCTGAAGGGTAACGGCAAGATCCAGTTTAACTCGAAGTCTCCGAGCCAAGTCGAACTGGTTAACCCGTATGGTACCAAGGGCTTCTTCAGCTACAACTTCTGGTATGCAGGTCTGATCCTCGAAGAGGAAAAACTGCTGAAAGTACTGGTTGCTGCTAGCAAGTAATAGCCGCTAGATGTAAGGGTTCCCTTGAGGGGGAGCCCTTTTTTATGTATAATTGAAACTCGGTCATTTAGCCGAATAATTACTAAATAACCAAAAGGATTTAGATAACATGGCAAAATCTCTAATCAGTCTCAAGCAAGAAGCTACAGACCTAGGTGTTGCATTTGAAGAAGATGTAAAAGCCGCAGAATTGCAGAAACTCATTGATTCTTTCTATGAGGCTCAAGAAACTTCCGGAACAGCGCTTCAGGAAACCATTGCACAAATTGAATCTGAAACCCCTAAAAAGGCTAAAGAATTCAATATTTACGAACTTGCGATGCAAGCAGAAAAGGAAGCTCGTAAAACCAAAGTAGTCATTATCAACGATAACGACAATCGTGTGAACAACCAGACGACCCTAGCAGTCGTGAATTGTACTAACCAGTACTTTGACCTAGGTACAGTTCGTATTCCGCTTAACGAGCCTGTGGAAGTCACTGTGGGCCATCTTGAAGTACTTCGTGATGTAAAGATTCCGATGCACGTACACGATAGTGCTAGCGGTCTAAGTAAAGTGGTTATTCGTTTTCGTTACTCGATTCAAGAAGTAGACAAGAAATAATGAGTATCTGTAGTCTTACCAAATTCGTTTTGACAAGGAATGTCGATAATGAATTTTTCTTTATCATGAAAGAGAACGGTAAGACTACACCAATGCCTATAAGTCAAAGTGATAGATTCACTTTGAAACTTATTCGATTGGATGATAATAAAACTGTAGATGTCATGAAGAATCTGACCGTAGTAGATGCCATTAACGGCAAGATTCGATTCTTTATGGCAGCTGAGGAAGTAGAAGCGCTTCTTACCGAAAGAGGTACTAAAGAGGATAGGTACTACCTCAAACCTGTGTACTCCCTAGTTATTGAAGCTACTACGCAAATTAACGGTGTGTTTGTGGCAAGAATAGGAAAAGTATATGTCGGATAATGTTCTTCCTGCAGACAAGGATACCTGTCTAGTCGAATTCGAGAAGAAGGAATACGCCATTGTTGGCGATGCTTTCTTTGCCAGAAACGTGGGGGAAGTTCCTGACTGGCTAGTTGAGCTGACAGGCAACACGATTGAGACACTCAATAAAGGCACTTATGATGTCTTGGGACAGTACAACTATAACTTATTGAATGCCTTGGAATCGGTGGAAGTTGCAAAGAATACTTACGACCAATACATTAATAGAAATATCAGTGATACCGAAGCTTTTGTATCTGCCATTACAACTCTAAACAGTACAGTGCAAAATAATGACGCCAGTATTCGGACCTTGCTGAACACTTATGCTACCCAAGAGTATGCCGTCAGTACAGCAGCGTCGATGGTTAATGCTTCTCTTAATGGTGGAGCGATAGGGGCACGTATTGGTACAGTGGAAAACTCTCTAGCAACACAGTATGGTTCTTTGTCCCAAAGACTAAACGTCTTGTCTAGTACTTTCAATGAAAATGCAAGAGATCAGGAATCCCTGGCAACAGCAACCAGCAAGCTTGAGACTTATACAGGACTGGGTACCATTAATGGCCTTCCTGCAGTCATTGCAAATTCAAGTTTCTATCGTCAATTAGACACTTACCTGAAAGGTACAGGATATGACATAGGTGGTTCTTCTACCTTAACTAATTATGTGCAGGCTACGAGTACAACTATAGCTAACACCGCAGCTAACATCGCAATTAAAACTGTGGAAGCTAAATTCGCATATGATAGTCAAATTACTCTTAATGGACGTACTTACACAGCAGGTTTTGGGCTCTCACAACTAGGTACCTTGTCACCGAATGGCGTTACCTACAATAGCGAATTTTGGGTAGATGCAACTAAATTTAAAGTCATCAATGGCAGTAACAGGCAAGGTGCATATCCTTTCTCAATCGATACAAGTGTAAATCCTCCTAAAATAGCTTTTAATGGATTAGTAAGTTTTAATAATGTTACAGGAACTGATGGTTTAATTAGAGCAAAAGATCTGGGTCCATTAGGTACTACTGTAATTGATGGTGGACGTATAACTACAGGTACATTGGATGCTAGTAGAATTAATGTAACGAATTTAGATGCTTCTAATATAACTACAGGCATGCTACATGCGGCTCATATTGCTGCTGATAGTATTACTGTTGACAAAATACCTATTAAAGAACTTACGATTTCAGGCACAAGTTATACTTCAGGTACTGTGGAAAACTGTGTAGGGTATTTTATTACTATGCCACCACATTCTATAATAAATTTAATAGTTAATTACAATATATACGGTACTTTATTATCGACAATGAATATTGTTATGCATGTATATTTACGCGATGATTATGGAAGTACTTTAGCATGGTCCCAAGGGATGGATTTTAGCGGTCGTATTGGACCAGAAACCCTTGCGACAATGTATTATTATAACCCTACTCCAATATCTAGATTAGTACGTATAGAAGCAGATACTAATGGATCCAAAAATACGGAAGGTTTAACTAATAGCAGTTTATCTTATTTATATATGCTGCATAGGAGATGATATGTTTATAGATATCGATAAAAATAATAAAATAGTAGGATTCACTACCGATAAAGTACAGGAGCATTTCATAGAAATACCTGATAATCATATGATTAGATTTAATGGAGAATATGAATATTATTACGATAAAAAAACCGGCAGTATAGTAGAACAACTACAGGAAAGTGCTATAAAAGCCAGAAAAATTCGAGAAGCCTCGAATTATTTAGAAAGTACAGATTGGTATGTAGTAAGAGCAGCTGACCCTGGTTCTAATAAACCAATACCGAGTGATGTATTAGAGAAAAGAAATGCCGCTAGAGCAATACTAGCTTCTGAAAAGTAAGAGTATATTACATGACAACTACTATTAATGTAACTGATTTAACAAATGACGACGTGACCAACCAAGAGTGGATTGGTACAGGAGTTTTTGATGTACTTATTGCAGCTACAAATAGAAACATTGAAACCCAGTTTCAGAAAGGGCGTATTACAGGCAACGATTATGCACAAGTTTATCTAGGTGGTATGCAAGTTGTTCTCCAGCAGTCTGTAGAATTC